GAATACACTTGCTTCACTTCGTAAACGGACGGATATGTACCAACGACGCGGAAAATATTGTTTGTTTTGAAAATTACGACATCAGAGAAAATGTTTGATATACCGATGCAAACGCCGCCGTCCCAAGTCGGAACATTGATAACGCCTGCCCTATCTTCTGCGATAGTCCAGTTTTCGGGGCCAGTATGTCCTTTGCCTATGGTGTCAGAATAATAAACGCTATTCGGTGTAGCCTTTACGCCTGTTCCCCAAATTCTCTCTGAATGAAGCGTGACTGATTTCATGTTAGGAGGATTTCCACCGAGATTGGCAAATGTAGTGCCGTCCCACTTCTTCATGGTATCTGCACCATTTCCCATAATGACTACGTCTGTTGAGTTTATCTGATAATTCAGATAGTCCCAGTCTCCGCTTGTCAGTCCTGTGGCAAGCGCCGCCCATGCCGAGCCTGTCCAATAGTAGATTGCCGTCGCAGTCGCCGCAAGCAGATACGAGGTTACCGCGCCCGTGCTTGTGTTGTTCTTGTAGAACTTCATCAGCCGCGTTATTCCTGCCGGTGCTGCCGTTGCAATGTACTTTGAATAACCGCTTATAGTTTTCAGCGTACCGCTCGACACATCGACATTCTGCGCGTCCCTCGACTGATTGACCGACAGTAGACTATCATCTGCCGACTGGTTCAGACCTCCCGCAAAGTTCTTTATCTTAAACGCATTCATTCGCAATCACCATAATTGTACGTCGCCTTTATTCTGCGCCGCGCCATCTTACTGCCGCCCTTTAAAGCGTTTACGCCCGTTTCAAACTCGTTCTTCCAATAACGCATTTTATCCAGCGACGTTGAAGTTCCTTTTATCTCATAATACCGAGCCGCCGCAAAGTAGCATAAAAGTCTCCACGATACGGAAGCGGGAAACGGATAAGCGTCCGTGACCGCCGTCATATCTGCCGGAATGTACTCATATTCAACGGCGACAGTTTCAAGCGGGGAGGCATTACACCATATCAGCCCATTCTGTTCGCTTGTGTAAACATTGCCGTCCGAGCATTTAACGCTTACAAGCCCCCAGAACGGCTTTGTGAGCGTCGACACGTCAAAGCAGGAATTGTTATCAAGCGTTACGTTCTCGCTTGTGGTGAGCCTTGTGCGCTGCGCTATGATGTTTTTCGCCTCATTGATTGCCGATATCAGTCTTGTCTCGACAGCCGAGAAATCATCATCGTCAGTGTCGGCCTTTATGTAGTCCGCCGCTTCGGTTATCATCGTTTGCAGAGTGATTGCCATTAACTCACCGCCTTAAAATTCCTTTAGTATTGCCGTTTTCATGTCCTTTGCAAGTTCATGCACCATATCGTCGCGCTCTCGCTCTTTGGACTTGTCTATTTTTTCGTTGGTTATTTCGACTTCTTTCAGAATGTCGCCGTGCGTGTTTATGTAATAAACCTCGCCTATGCGTTCTATTGTTTCCCTTGTGAATTCGTCGTGTTTGGTTGACTGGAAAAAGCCGCCGTTGAAATATATAATGTATGATTTTGTATCATAATTGAATTCAATCTCAAATAAAGGGTCTATGCTTTGCAGCATTGGACGAATATCATTGCAATTCGCCCCGTTTTTGTCTATGCCGAAAAACTTCGTTTCTATTCTCATGCATCCACCTTCATGGAATGGGGGCGGTTGTGAAGCCGCCCCCTGTTGAATTGTGATTATGCTTCTGTGATATCCGAAAGCAGAACGTGCGCGTTACGCATCGACGTTCCAAGCTCCTGATAGACATACAGCACGGCCTCATAAGCGTCAACGCCGGAAACGCGGGACAAAATCGAGCCGTCCTCCTGCATCCAGTCGAAGTCTGCCAGACGATGGATTGCAAGCTCGTCCTCGTCAACAATGAAAACGCTGTTTGCGGTAGCGTCCTTTTCGGCGATAATCGGAATCATGCCGTGAGAGCCGCCAAGATAGCTGATTGCTTCATAGCCGCCCTGAAGCTTCTGTGTGTTCACAAGCTGTTTGGTTGCGGTCAGGAGTGCCTGATACGCACGACGCACACCGAAAGACGTGTACATCGCCGTACACATGCCGCTCGAATTGGCTTCAAGGGTATCAATCGCCGTCTGAAGCAGCGTGTCGGAGATTGCGCGCTTCGTGCCGCCGTTTGCGAGCACCGTTGCCTTCCACCACGGATATGTGGCAACGTCAAGACCCTGCAAAGTGGAAGTATCAGAAACGATACCCGCAAGACCCATCATTTCAATTCCGCGAGAGCCTGCGGTGTACACCGAGAAAGTGTTGTCGGTGGTAATCGCCGCTCCGGAAATAACAAAATGCGTTGCGTCGGTGATAGACGAAACTGCGCGACCAGCCGCGCCAGTGCTTGTTGCTCCAGTCGATGTAACAAGAACATCAATCGGCATACCGACACGGAGCTTCGCCGTAGAAGCAACAACAACGGTTGTGCTTGCGGAAGTAGTGCCGCAGACGGTCAGCGCGCCTGTGCCGTCACCGAACGCCTGACGGTTCATAGAAGACTTCATGTCCCTCTCAAGGCCGCGCATTTCGGAGTCGACAGCGCGGAGGAACGCGCCCTCATTGGAACGAGCCGCCTTGATGGTGGGGCCTGTAATCTGAATGCGGCCGTACTGGTATTTCATCGGAACGATGCATTCCTTGTATGCCTGACTGCCAGCAGCCGGAAGTGTGCCGCCCTCAGCTCTCGCGCCCACGCCCTCGTTGCGACCGTAGTGCAGGGGGATGGTGAAGTTTTTACCGACAACGGAGTCCTCGTTCTTTTCCAGTCTGGAATACAGAACGGAAGAACTGTTGAGCTGTTCGCGGATGGGACCGAGATACTGTGTTTTCAGAATTGCGTCAAATGTAGAAAGTGTAGAACCCATTATATTTCACTCCTTATGTTTGTTCGCGCAGAGCGCGGAGGATTGCTTTTGAACCCTCTCTTGCGTCTGCCCATGTCTTAGGCGCAGCCACTACTTGTGTAGGTGTTGCGCCGCTTCCCTCTACCGGCTTGTACGATGTACGTTTCCCCTCAACAAATTCTTGAATTGCTTTGTTTGCAATCGCCGCCTCGTCAACTTGTTCGGGGCCGAATTTGTCATAGACAATCAATTTTGCGGTTCCGAGGTCGCACTTGAACTGGTCTGCCGCGGCTTTGATGTCCGCTTCATGCGCCTTGTAGAACGTCCCCCATTTGGGGTCAGTCGTGAGCGTTTCCGCTTCTTTTGCAAGAGTGTCTTTGCGCTGATACTCCGAAAGCATGTTCTTTGCTTCCAGAGCGTCCTGCTCTGCTTGCGTAAGTCTCGAATAAAGCTCAACCGGCACGTTCTGTTCAGCCGCTTTTGCTTGCATCTCCTGATAGTCAAGCGTTCGCTGCAAATCCTCAAATGTCTCTATCGGCGTTCCCTCTGGCGTAATGCCGCCGAGCTTTGCAATAACGGCGTTTACTTTGTCAAAAGCCGCCTGTTCAGCTTCGGCTGTTTTTTCCTTGAGCCGATGTGCAAAGGCCTGCGTGTCCGTTTCCTGCGGAGCGTCAACCGGGGTTTCAATCGTAGTGGTTTCGGTAGATGCCGTGTCTGTCGGGGTGGCGGTTCCCTCTGGTGCAGCATCGATAACTGCATCAGCATTAGCAGCCGAGGTTTCTGTGGTCATTTCGTCCATGCTATAAATCCTTTCTCGTTGGGCGACTTCGAGTTATTAGCAGCCCATGTTTTGTGTTTATCCCTGTGCCGTTGGAGTATCAGAAACAGCCGGAGGCTGTGTTTCCGCTTGTGGTGGCTGTTGCGCCGTCATATCGCCTATAATCTGCTGTGTGTAGAACTCCATGTGCTGTGCGACGTGAGCGTCTACGTACGCTTTCAGCTCGTCCGGCAACTGCAAGTACGTTTCGCTCTTTCGGAATTTGTTGTGTTCCTTGACGTGAGCGTCGTGGTTGTAGAAGTCTCTTACATCTGGCGAAGTATCGCCATTCTGGAATTTGTCGTTTTCTGTCTGCGCCTGCGATGTGTCTTGCTCAAATTCGCTGTAAACATCATCCATAATGCCAAACTCAAGCGTTTTCATAATGAGCTGTCTGTCACGCTCGTTTGTCGGCAAGAGTAAGCCGTACTGGACCATCTTGATTACATAGTCCTGCATAGCCGCCTTGCTCGTCTGGTACATCGTGCTTTCGTTGATGCGAACATCTATGGATGTCAGGTCAGAACCCTTAAAGTGGAGCGTTTCGACCTTCTGGTTGTCTCCCGCTATTCTCACCGTGCGTTCAAGGTCGTACATTTTCTGAACCATTTTCAGCAGATACCGCATATACTTCTGCTTGCACGAGATGAAGTTCGCTATGGACGGTCCCAGTTTTGTGTCGTCCTGCTCCTGCAAATACCCGATTGCCGTTCCTGACGTAACGCCTGTGGGTGTAGTGCCGTGTGACGTTTCGTGCTGTCCCGATACAAATTCAAGCTCCGAATTCAGAATGTCGATGTTCTGGTACATCTCCGCGCCGAGTGCAGGAGGCTGCAAGTATTCGGGTTTGCCTATCGGGTTATACTCGATAAACTGCCCCGGCTCATTTGTCGGCTCTTCATCCAGACAGCCGCGCGGGGCAATCAAAATCGGATTGCCAACAAGGTTTTTGTTTTCAATAATCTGTGAACGGCACTTGTTATACTCGCGCTGTATCGGTATGAGCTGCTCACACAGGCAAGTCGGCATGAGTCTGCCGGGAACCTTGATGTGCATAAACGGGAAAAACGGGAGTTCGCGCTTTGTATCGTCCTGTTCTCCAAAGCCAATGTCTTCTTCGTAAAGAAGCACCTTGTCGTCGCAAGTCGTTATCCTGCGGCCATTCGTAAATCGCGCGGACGGAAGTTCCCAATATTCATGTATCACTGCCGAATTTTCCAGCTTTTGATATGCAATGCCGTTTCCCGCCGTCGCGAGTGTCAGTATCTTCGCTTCGTACAAATTGGAAGCGGTAAGTCCCTGCTCCGGCTGCACTTCAACGCCGTATGTGTCTTTTATGTACTCAACTGTGCGCACCTTGTCGTGGCACACCCATGTAACATCCTCCCATGAGGAACACGAAGTATCGAATTTCAGCTCAAAGAACGGCACAATGCAGCAGTCAATGTCGCCCTCGTGCATGAGGTTTCCGTCAAGGTCTGTAAACTGTCTGCCCTTGTTTGGGTTCCAGTACGGCTTTACAAATGAAATGCCGGTACACAGCCCCCACAAGCAATTGTCTCGGTCAAGCTCCTGTAAACCGAGTTCGTATTCAGCCCACTCAACCACTTTTTCGGCTACTCTCGCGGCACGAATGTCGTTGTTGTCGGTCGTTGCGGGATTGACGTACATCACAAACTTGTTTTTTGTCATTTTGGCAAGCTCTGTGCGGATGATGGGCTGAATTTTGTTTGCCACAAAACGCACCTGCCACGGCTCGGCAATCGGCTCAATAAGCCTGTTTGTTGTCCTGTCGGCTTTAATCCATTGCTTGCCAAGAAAATACGAAATGTTTTGATATGCTTGCAGCTCATAAGCGTCTCGCTTGCACTTTTGAAGCTGTTTCTCGACAAAGCCGGTCAAGTCCTGCTCATTTACAATCTTCTGTTCGTCCATCCTCAATCTCCCTTCGGATGAATTTCACGATAATGCCGTAAAAGCTCTCCCTGCGTTTCGCAGGTGAAGTCACACTTTTTGCAATGCCGCACCGTAGCTTCGTCAATTGTTTCAGTTTCCTGCGGAGTTTCTGAAACCGGAGCTTCGGTTTCGACATCACCGTCTAAAATACCTATTCCGTATCCGTCAACTTCGGATATTTCCTGCGCCGTAATCGGAAGAAACGGCGCGTTTATCTTTTCTCCGATTTTGGTAATTGCCGATGCTTCGTTTTCCGCAACGGTGAACACGAAAGAGTATCCAAACCCGCCATAATAAAGCTTTAAAGCCACGGTTCGCCCTCCATTTTTGCCGTAAATTCGTCTTTTTCTCTGCGTTTTAGGGGCGTTTCCGCCGCTCTTTCCTGCGCCTTAAATTCAGCCAGACCTCCCGACTGTATTCGGTCAAGCAGTTTTGCGCGTTCTTTTTGCCACTCAAGGCGCTCTCTGTCAAATTGTCGTAGCGTTAGCCACACAAGAAACGTAAGTGCCATGATGCACACGGCAGATAAAATCAATGCAAATGTTTCTACCAATCGCTTGTCCTCCGAGTTTTCTTTGTGAGCTTGTCCAAGTTCTTTTGCACGCGGTATTCAAGAGAATTTATCGGATATTTTTCTGCCGACGCCTCCGTGCCGCCACGCGGTCTTGAGGCAGTCCAGTAGCGTATAGCATCACAAGAATGGGTAAGTTCGTGAGGCTCGTTTGCAACGTCGTTTGGGTCTTTTTCGTCGCATTGCACCTGCGGCAAGCACCGTATGATGTTCACGCAGTTTTTAAAGAATGTCAGCGGGGCCGTTGTTATCCCCTGTTCGTTTTTATAGGGTTTCAGCCACTCCTTGAGGTTGTACCAGCCTTGAATGCGGTTGTTCGATGCCTTTGTCAGCGGTATTCCATGCTGCATGAAGATTTCTGCCGTACTCATTCCGGTTTCGCGCTGCCTGTTCCACAAGTCGGGCGGGGCTGAATATGAATAAATCTTGTCATTGCCGTTCTTTTCTTTCAGCAGTTTTGCCGCGTCGGATATGAGCACGCCGGATTTGTAAATCTCTCTGTACACATACGCCTTGTTGTGCCAGTCAACCGCTATCCAGTAACAGGCGAACATATCAAGGCCGTAGTCGATAGTAACGTAACGCCGCCAATCGGACGGAATTTGAAACGGGTCTATCACATGTACATCTTTTCGGAATTCATCGAAGTATGCGCCGCCGGGTATGCCGTACTCGCCAAGTCCAACAACAAGGTATCGTTCCGGGTCATACGCGGGAGAACTTTTATCGTTTAGGCTCTCAATCAGCTTTCTGTCTGAGTCGTCAAGCCATTCGTTGCACCGATATGTCGTTGTCAAAGTAAAAGCGTCAGGGTCTTGCTTGTCGAAGAACCGCGTTTTTGTCCAATGCGAATTTATCCAAGGGTTATATGTCAGTGTGATTTGCTTCCATAGGCCGGACCCCTCCGGCAATTCGCCTCGTATTGACTCGTCAAGCGTCTGAAAATCTGTCTCTGCATCAAGTTCATAGGCTTCTTCAAGCCACACCCAGCACAAAACGCCCTTGTCAACCGTAATAGAAGTGAGTTTCAATACATCGTCAAATCCGCGGAACAATATCCTTTGCTTTGTCGGCTTGTATATTGCTTCAAGCGGATTTTCTTTGAACTGCCAGTATTTTGTTACGTTTAACCGCTCTGCCGCCCATTTCAAGGCCGCATACGTCGAGTCGTGGTGCGTGTTATAGGTTTTGCGGACCACAAGAGCGTTCGCTTGTGGGTATTTCATGATGTTATAGATAAACCACAGCGCGGTTGTTGTTGACTTTTTAGATGCGCGACCGCCTTTTAAAACTCTGTATCTGTGCTTATCACGCCAGAATTCGTCATATCCGCCGCCGACAACATCTTTGTAGTTAATTGTTTTTGCTTCGTTTTTTGTCGCCATAATTCACCTTTACTGGACAACGCTCATGCACTCACCAAGATGTATAACAGGCTGAACGTCGCTGACCGGCTCATATGCCGCGCTTATCGAATAGCTTTCATCTTTCAGCCACGCCTTTCCGGTAATCGCATATGTCGTCCTAACTTTGCCGTTATAGAGCTGTTGCGCCGCGGGAATAACTTTGGCTTGATGGATGTGACCGCCTATAACCAAATCGCAGTCGGGATGTGCTCTTGCTATGGTTTTCAGTTTCGTTTCCGTCCTGCCAATGTTGTGCGTTGCGTACACTTTGTACGTTTTGCCTTTTGCCGTAATCGTGATAAAGCCGTGAACGTAATTGTATTTGTCAAGGCAGTTTAAGCCGAGACACATCGTATAGCCGGGGTCACTTCCTGTTTGTCTGAACGTCCGCTCTTCGTGATTGCCGTCACAGAAAAACACAATCTTGTCGCGTATCGGATAAAGGTACTCAATCGACTGCTCAATCTGTTTTTGCGGCATCATTCGCTGTGAAAACACACAGCCTTTGGACCCCTGCGTTGCGTTGTCGAGTAAGTCGCCGAGGACAATTACAGCTGCCAACGGGTCGTTTTCAATCGTCTTGAGATACTTCAAATACTCTTTTTTCTGGAACCCGTGCGCCCCAAGATGAACATCTGACACGATATAAAGGTGAACGTCGTTGTCGCTGTAATATACAAAGTGGTCTGCGCTTTTCCTCGGAACCGTCGGCGCATGGTATCTGTCGCTTCTCCGCAGCGCACATCGCACCTTTTCTTCTATCTGCTTGTCGGTCAGCTCCGGGAAATAGGGCTTCATTTCTCGGTACAGTTCCGTCCAAGATAGGCCCTCGTCGAACTTTAGCCGCTCGGCTTCCTTCTTCCAATCGTCAATAATCACCGCACCTCAAATCTTTTTAATCCGTTCTTCCGCAATTTTGCAGTATTCTTCTGAAAGTTCAAAACCGATATAATTGCGGTTTGTATTGATACAGGCTACTGCTGTTGTGCCAGAACCCATGCAGTTGTCAAGAACAGTTTCGCCCTCGTTGGTATATGTGTGAATGAGGTATTCAAGTAATGCTACGGGTTTTTGTGTAGGGTGTTTTGATTTGTTTTTCTCCGTGTTATATCGCTGTATACTTCGAGGATATCTCGTTCCATTATTTTTAGTTTGTGTTTTTATAACATTCCCTGTAATATCTCCGCTTGTGCCTTTTCCGCTTATATAAGGCTTTCCGTCTGTCATCTGCGGGTTATATGTATGTCGTTCTTTGCTGAACACCGATATTGTTTCGTGAACTTTATAAGGCTGGTATTTGCACAACATAAAATTTGCCCCTTGCTCTTTTTCCCATATCCAATCATACTTGAAATGCTTGATGTT